GGAGATGATCAGGCCACTGTAGGAGATCCTACTGAATGCGCCTTGCAGCGCCTTCTATAAGATCTCGCCGTGGCAACACTGCATTTGCAAGAAGCATGAACGCTTCATCCGTGGGCACAATTCTGTCAAGCAGCTTTGGGACTTGGATCAGATCTGGTTCATTCTCAGGATCGACAAGGGGACGTCCTCTCTCTCGCGCGTCTGCGAGCCTGCGCTTAATCTGCGCAGGTCTCACCGGGTAAATCCGGTTCGGTCGCGTTTACGTGAGTTCGAGGTCCTTGAATCGTCTTGATGTAATGGCCGTACGCCAATCTCCGAAATCGAACACCCCCAACTAAGGGAGTGGGTCGGGATCTGGATCGGTGTGCGCCAGAACTTCTCCTACGTCCGCACCCATCATCATGACGAGCATGGGGAGCTCGTTTTCCAGCCAAGCGGCCGCCTCCTACCAGGAAGGCGAGCACTCTAGAGTGAGGCTCTTCTGAAAGGAGCCTTTCGCTCGGCGGAAAGCCCGGCAATCCTCTAACGATTGAGGAGTCGCCGGAAGAAATCTCCATCCTCCAAGTGACAATGGGTACCCAGCTGCAAGACCAAGTGTCTCCGTCGCAAACTTGTGGAGTCCAGGGATCAGAGTATCGATGTATCTTTGAGCAGTTGGCACTTAAACACCATCCACCGCATCAAGTGCAATGATTTAAACCATTGACTGAGCGCCGGGAGTAGTGATAAAGTGCCCTTGAAGAAGGCTCGAGGGAATACTGGTCGAAGTGATTCCTTTCACCGGCATAGCCGGAGATTGGAGTCCTTCTTCGAGCAGACCGCTGTCAGCGACAGCAAACTCGAACAACTTTTCTAAGTATACACCGCGTCTGATCCGGCCAGGGCCTGTGCATTCAAAGTGCTTCCCGTCGGAGTGCTGTCCACGACACAAGGTTACTAGTTCCTTGTATCGCTCGGCACCCCGCAACGTAGTTGCAAGGAGTGCGTCATCGCCACAAATGGTGAATTTGTGGAGATGGCGATGCTCCCGGCGGGATACTCTTTGAACCTAGTCCATCCAGAATAAGTGGATCAGTGACAGCATACACCAAGAGGTTGGAAGTCCCATCAAACAGCCCCTTGAAGAACGGCATGTTTCCGCTTGATATTTGAGGTCCT